AGTATGTAAAGAAGTTTCCCGGAGGTTCGTGGAAATTTAGCGGTGCCAATTCTGCTGCAAGTTTAGCGAGTAAAGCTGTTCGCGTTTTAGTTTTAGATGAAGCCGACAGATACCCATTAAAAGCAATTAAACATGAACATACCCCCAAACGATTACAAAAAGATACTAGCAATATCAGATGATTTGCCAGCGTTGCAAAAATTAGATAAGAACGGAAAACCATTAAGCCGAGTTATCAAAAAATACAACGGTGGCAAAACTTATCAAAAAATTAACGACCCGATTTTAGTTAATCACACAATCGAGATGTGTTCAACCTTTGTAAAAAAAGGATGGAACGGAGTAAACATTTATGTTGACACGGTAAAAAGAATTTATGCTGAAAGTACCACAACTGAATTACATAAATAGTTTTAAGTTAGGCGCAAAACCAACTCCAACTGTTTTAATATCTGAGTGGGCGGATGCTAACAGAAGATTGACAACTGAGAGCGCGGCAGAGCCGGGGAGATGGAGAACCAACAGAACGCCGTATTTAAAAGAGATACTCGACTCGATGTCTCCAAATTCTCCAGTAACAGAAATTTACGGGATAAAAGGAAGTCAGTTAGGAATGACCGAAGGTGCATTATCTATTTTAGGATGTTATGCAGACGTTGCGCCTTGTCCAATGATGTATGTTATGCCAACAATTGAAATGGCAAAAGAAATTTCTGAAAACCGAATCGACCCAATGATAGACGCTTGCGATGCTTTAAAGGCAAAGATAAGACCTAATAGGGAAAGGGATAGCGGAAACACAAAGTATGTAAAGAAGTTTCCCGGAGGTTCGTGGAAATTTAGCGGTGCCAATTCTGCTGCAAGTTTAGCGAGTAAAGCTGTTCGCGTTTTAGTTTTAGATGAAGCCGACAGATACCCATTAAATGCAGACGGTGAGGGTTCGCCAATACAATTAGCTCGACAAAGACAAGTGACATTTGGGAGTAAGAAAAAATTTATGATGTTCTGCACCCCAACAATGGAGCACAGTAGCGTGATAGCAAGAGCAATTGAAACAACTGATTGTAGAAAATTTTTTATTCCATGTCCAGTTTGCGAATATTATCAAATTTTAGAATTTAACAATTTTCGATACGAACCAAATTTAGGAGATAGATTAAAAGATGTTAGATATGAATGTTGCGATTGCGGACACTTAATTGAAGAACGACATAAAACTAAAATGTTAGAGGCTGGACAGTGGCGAATTACAAAGCCAGAGAATGCAAGCCCGATTAAAAGAGGTTACATTATTCCATCATTTTATTCGCCAATAGGTTGGTTAAGTTGGGTTGAGATAATTAAAATGTACGAAGCCAGTGAAGATGATGTAAACGCGCGAATAGTTTTTACAAATACCGTTCTTGCTGAAACGTGGAAGGAAACAGGTGAAGTTCCCGATTACTTAGAATTATTTAATCGTCGTGAGCCTTATGAATTTAATAAACCAAATAATGAAGTTTATTTTATCACATCGGGAGTTGACGTTCAAAAAGACCGCTTAGAAATTCACATCATAGGTTGGGGACTTCGTAAAGTGGCATGGTCAATTGATTACCGAATCATTCACGGAGATACTACTAAGACTGAGGTTTGGGATAAATTAGAAGAGATAGTAAATGAAACATGGGTAAGACCAGACGAGAGAATTTTACCAATGCTTAAAATGTGTGTCGATACTGGTTATAATACCTCTCATGTTCACGTTTTTTGCCGGAGGTTTGATGTTACTAGGGTAGTTCCTGTAAAAGGTCAGGATAGTTTAGCCGTTCCTTTTAGTTCACCTCGCGCATTAGACACAGCTAAGAGTGGGAAAAAGATTGGTAATTTAAAAACGTGGCAAGTCGGAGTTTCGTATTTAAAAACTGAAATTTACGGAAGCCTAAAACAAAAGCAACGCGAAGATGGAACTGTTCCACCAAACTACATTCATTTTCCTCAGTATGATGAAAAGTTTTTTAGAGGTATTACAGCCGAACAATTAATTTCAATTACGGATAAAAAAGGGCAAACTAAATACGAATGGCACAGAAAGTATTTACAAAACGAACCATTAGATACTACTGTTTACGCCCGCGCTGCCGCTTCTATGGTTGGAATTGATAGAATGAAAGAACACGGCTATGAGCTTATATTAAGAAAAAGCGGAGGATTTGCTACAAAAAAGAAAGAAGATGTTGTCCAAACAAAAAAAGATTCTGTTGTAAAAAAGAAATTTGGTGGCAGTAGCATATGGTAGCCAATTATAGGCTATAAATCAAATAAAAACAAAGCTCGTATTTATATTTGCATTATGGCATTTACAACCGAAGAGTACAACAACCTAAAAAGCGCGTACGCAAAAGGTGTTCTTACTGTTGAGTATGGCGACCAAAAAGTAACCTATCGTTCTCTTTCCGATATGGAAAAGATTTTGTCTAAAATGGAAACAGAACTAGGTATCAGAAAAAAATGGAATGGAAAATCATTGGCAACTTTTAAATCGGGGCTTTGAGTAATATTTTAGAAAATACAATTGCTTTTTTTTCGCCAACGCTTGCGGCAAAACGTGAGCGTTCGCGAACTGTTTTAGAATCTTATCGTAAATTTGACGGAGCATCTAAAGGCCGTAGGACTAGCGATTGGAATACAACAGGAAGCAGTGCAAATGCCGAAATAACAAAAGAATTTCAAACACTTGTTGATAGGTCAAGGGACTTGGATAGAAACAATGCTTATGCTCGCAAAGCTTACAATGTCATAACGACGAACACTGTTGGGACAGGCATAATGCTTTCCATTAATGGGAAGGAAAAAGACAGGGAAAATGTTATTGAGGTTTTTAATAACTGGGCAAACTCTGTTCAATGCGATTACGACGAACATTTTAATTTTTATGGGCTTCAAAAATTAGTGATGCGAACCGTTGCTATGAGTGGCAACTGTTTAGTAATACGGCACAAGACGAAGTACAAAAAAGGAAAAACACCTTTACAGATACAGGTTTTAGAAGCTGATTTTTTAGATAAAGACAAAGATTTAGCTGTAACAAAAAGTGAAGGCAGAATTGTTAACGGAGTTGAATTTTATAAAAACGGAAAACGAAAAGGATATTGGATTTACGATAGACATCCCGGAGACGCTGATTTAAAAGGAACTACAAGCACATTCTATGCAGCTAAAGATGTATTGCACATTTATTTAAAGGATAGACCGGGACAAGATTTCGGAGTGCCGTTTAGCACAACTTCATTAATCACTTTAAAAGATTTTAAAGATTATCAGGATGCTGAATTATTAAAACAAAAAATTGCTTCTGCTTATGTTTTGTTTGTTACAAAAAACGACCCGAATCAGGAACACTTAGAAGAAAGTTCCGAAGGTGAAATTACTGAAAGAGTAGAGCCGGGTACAATACAACATTTATCACCGGGAGAAAGCGTAACTTTTGCACAACCTCCAACCACTAGTGGTTACGACCCGCATACTAAAAGAAAATTACAGGAGATTGCCGCAGGTTTTGGTGTAACATACGAAGCTTTAAGTGGCGATTTAACGAACGTAAATTTTAGCTCTGGAAGATTAGGCTGGTTAGAATTTCAAAGGCAAATAACTGATTGGCAATACAATTTAATAATTCCTTTATTTTGCGATGCGGTAGCTGAATGGGTTTTTGAAGCCTCTGAAATTGCAGGGTTAATAAAGCAAGTTCCTAAAAGAGAATGGACTGCACCGCGTAGAGAAATGATAGACCCAGTGAAGGAATTAAACGGTATGAAATTAGCCGTTAGGAATGGTTTTACTTCGCACTCAGAAGCTTTGAGGGAATTAGGTTACGACCCTGATAATTTATTTGCTGAAATAGCAAAAGACTTTGAAAGACTTAAAAAACTAGGATTGGTTTTAGATTCAGACCCAAGAAATGACGTTCAGAAACCAGACGAACAGTTTGGTAAGGGTGGGGCAAAGTCCTAATTAATTACAAAAATAAAACGTTTATTTTTTATTTTTTGCATCTAAATGTTTTTCTATAATATACTCTAAATAGCCAGAAACACTTTCTTTCTCCGATTTATTTTCTTCGTAATCTTTAATGAATCTGCTGTATGTCAAAGGGCGTGGATACGTGCGTAGGCAACGATTTAGAGTTAAATTTTTTTTCGCCATAATTTTTTGGTTTTACAAATATAGCCTATAAACATTAAATAAATAGCCTATATTTTAAAAAAAAATTAACACTTGCTGTATTTTTACACCAATGGAAATTTTAGAACGTAAAGTTGAAAATTTAAGTACGCGCGCAAAGTTTGTGCCTTCATCATTAAACGAGGAAGCGAGAACTATTGACGTTGTATTTGTAACAGAAAATCCAGTAAGAACATTCTCTTGGGAAGATGGTGTAGTAGATGAAGTTCTTTTATGTGACCCTTCAAATGTTCGTCAAGAAAGATTTAAATCGGGCGTTCCTGTATTAGATAATCATTCACGTTGGGAAGGAACTAAAGCTCAAATTGGAGTTGTAGAAAATTATCGTTTTGAAAACGGACAAGGACTTGCAACATTAAGATTTTCCAAAAGAAAAGACGTTGAAGAAAACCAATGGCAGGATGCCAAAGACGGAATACTAAGGGGTATATCAGTTGGTTATTCAGTTCATAAATACGAAATTACAAAAGAAGACGGTAAACGCCCGCAATACAGGGCGGTAGATTGGGAACCGTTAGAGATTTCTTTTGCTCCTGTACAAGCTGACGCAGGAGCTTCTGTTAGAAGTCAGCAAGAACAAAAAACAATAATTCAAGAAAATAAAAAACCAAATACAATGAATGAAATTCAAAAAAGAGCTTTAGCAGTAGGCTTGAGCGAAAACGCAACTGAGCAAGAAGTTATTGCAGCTGAGCGCAAATTGGCTGAAGACAAAACTAAAAACGAAGAAGCTGTACGTAAAGCCGATATTGAAACAGAGCGCGCTAGATGTTCTGAAATTACTGAGTCTGTTCGTAAAGCAGGATTAGATTCTGATTTTGCAAAAGAATTGATTTCAAAAGGGTATGACATTAACAAGTGTCGTGAATTAATCATTAATAAAATGGCAGAAAAAGAAACTCCTATTGATGGAGGAAACCGCTCAATTAAATTGGGTAAAGAGCAATCTGAAAAAGTTGCTAAAGCAATTGAAGATTCAATTATTCACCGCGCTCACGGTGGAGATTTAACCGAAGAAGCAAAAGAATTTCGTGGACACAATTTGCTAGACTTAGCGCGTTTTCACGTTGAACAAACGGGCACAAGCACTAAAGGTATGAGTCGCAGACAGGTTGCTGAAATGGCATTACGCGGTTACCACAGCTCTAGTGATTTTCCTTCAATATTAGGAAACACAGTTAACCGTACATTACGCAAGGCGTATGATATGCAAACAAGAACTTTTTTACCATTTGTTCGCAGAGTAACAAGCCCTGATTTTAAAACAATTACACGCGCTCAACTTTCGGGTTTAGTTGGTGGATTTGACACAATCCCAGAGGGAGGAGAATACAAACAATCAACGTTTACCGATGGAAAAGAAACGTATCAACTTGCAAAGTATGGTAAAGTTTTTGGTATCACATGGGAAGCTTTAATGAACGACGACTTAAGCGCATTCACTCGCATACCTATGGCTATTGCGGCTAAGGCAGCACAAAAGCAAAGCGATATTGTTTACAATATTTTATTGAACAACCCAACAATGGCTGATTCAGTAGCTTTATTTCATGCAGACCACGGTAACCTTGCGTCAAGCGGAACCACAATTCCAAACGGAATGTCGGCAGCTCGCGCAGCAATGCGTAAACAAACCGACCCGAACGGAGATTTTATTAACGTAATGTCAAAATACTTACTTGTTGGGCCAGATAAAGAAACAGAGGCGCAGCAATTGATTAACGCAACTATTGTAGCTGCTAAGACATCTGATACAAACGTTTTTAGAGCGTCACACGAAATAATTGCAGAGCCGCGTATCACAGGAAATAAATGGTTTTTAATTGCAGACCCTGCAATGGTTGATACTATTGAGATTTGTTTCTTGGACGGGGAAGGCGAATTATTCACCGAACAAAGAACTGGTTTTGATGTTGATGGCATTGAGTTTAAGGCACGCATGGTGTTTGCTGCAAAAGCAATTGACCACAGAGGAATGTTTTACAATCCCGGTGCATAATTATTAATAAACAAAAAAACAAAACATAAAATGAAAAATTTTATTCAAGAAGGAGACAGAATTATTTTAGTAGCTGGAGGAACAGTTACTAGTGGTTCGCCAGTTTTTATTGGTGGCTCTGCTGCAATCCCTGTAATATCAGGTATTTCAGGCGATTCAATCCCGTGTCAATTAGAAGGAGTTTTTGAACTAACAAAAAAAGCGTCACTAGCAATTACTCAGGGAGATAATCTTTATTGGGATTCAACACCCGGAGAAATTACTAAGACATTAGCAGACGGAGTTTATATCGGTAGAGCCTTTGCTGCTGCTGGTGGTTCCGACTCAACCGTTATGGTTAAGTTAAATGCCGCTCGACAAGCCGCTTCGGTTGCTGACGCTTCAGCTGGTTCTGCTGCTGAGATTAACGCTTTACGCGATGCTTTAATCGCTGCTGGTTTAATCGCAAAAGCATAAAAAAATTAAGTGAGCTTATTTGATGGCTATAAAAAAATAACAAACATAGCGGTTACTGGAATAATGGGAACCGCTTGTGTTTGGATACCTTCAGACAACTCAGTTCCGGCGGGATTACGCACAAACGTTCTTTTTAAGAATCCTACAAAGGAAGAAAAATTAAATGGTGTTGAATTTAATCCTTATGTCGGGCAAATTGAGTTTTACGATTCAGAATTGCAAGGCTTGGCTATTGCGGTTCGTGGCGGAAACCAAGAGACAATAACACTTACAATCGACGGTGAAGATTTAGTTTATCTAGTTGAATCGGTTAATTCAAAGTGGGATGGAGACATAAGCATGGCAGAAATAGTTTTAGCTGAACAATGAATTTTGAATTATTAGAAAATAAAACTAAAGAGCAAATTGAAAGTTTTTCTACAAACTTAATCCCAACTTTAAGCGTTGAGTTAGAGCCAGAGATTGAAGATGAAAACCAGCCAATAAAATTAAATCCTAAAGTAACGATTTACGTTGACAAAATTTCTTCAAAGGGAAGTAAAACGGCTCAGCACATAGCGCAGGATGTTGATTTAAACATTTTTTTGCTTGTAAGGGCTAGGAAACTAAGAGGTGATTTAGGAATTTATACTATTTGTGATTTGTTAAGAAAATCATTGATTGGATTTAGACCAGAGGGCTATGAGAAGTTTTATTTTGTTAGGATGGAATATGAAAAAAGAGAAAGAGGTATATGGTGGTACACTTTTGTGATAGGAACACAAACCATGTTTACTGAGGAATTTGAAGAACAAAAAGCGCCATTATTAAAAGAACCAAAAACAGATTTTAAAGAAAACGACTATTAAAAATGCAAACATACAAAGTAAATACATCTGCAAATTTCAGCATAGGAGAAAAAGATTTTTATTTAGTTGCGGGTGAAACAATTGATTTACCTGAACATAATTTAGTAAATTCTTTGCTAAGAAAAAAGCACATCTCATTGATTGAGAAAAAGTCAAAATCAACAGAAAACAAAACAACATTAAAACCAAAAGAAGATGTCATTTAAACACGGTGTAGAAACTATTGAATTAACCACAGGCATTGTTCCTGTTACGGTAGTACGTTCAGGAGTAATAGGACTTGTTGGGATTTCTCCAAAAAAAGCCGCAAACGAATTATTTATTGTAAGAAACCAAACGGATGCCGCTGCATTTGGCGAGGAGTTGCCGGGCTTTTCAATTCCACAGGCATTAAGACATATTTTGAACCAAGGCGCAGGAACTGTTATAGTTGTTAACGTTTTTGATAACACAGACCACACAACTACTGTAACTGCTGAGACTTTAACAGCGGTTGCGAATCGCAAAACAAAAACGGCTTTTGCCCACGTTGGAGACGCTACTTTTGTTTTGACAAATAGCGCAGGAAGCACGACTTACACATTAAATACAGACTATACTGTTGATGATTTTGGAAACATTACCATATTAGCAGCAATTGGAACTATTGCTGAGGGCGCTGTTTTAAAAGCGACATACGAAAAACTAGACACGGCAGCAATTACAGCAACCGAAATAAACGGAGCAAACACAGGCGGTGTAAGGACTGGAATGAAGTGTTTTATTGATTCATACAACACTTTTGGATTCCGTCCAAAAATATTAATTGCGCCGGGTTATTCAACAATAAACGCAGTAGCTGCACAAATGATTGTTGAGGCAGATTATTACAAAGCAGTTGCTTTAATCGACGCACCAACAGGCACGGATGTTGATGAAGCCATTGCAGCGAGAGGCGTTGCTGGAACTTTGAATTTTAAAACTTCAAGTGACCGTGCTATTTTATTAGAGCCGGGCAATCTTTACGCTTATGACAAAGCCACAAATACAAATATTCTTTATCCGTTCAGTTCATTCATGGCAGGCGTTATGGCTAATAGCGATAACGTAAACGGTTATTGGTATTCACCATCAAACAAAATAATTAAAGGCGCGCTAGGCTCTGAAATTAAGATTTCAGCAGCTATTAACGACTTCACAACAGAGGCAAACGCCCTAAACGAAATTGGTATTTGCACCGTTTACAATAGTGGTTCAAGCGGCTTGCGTACATGGGGGAACCGTTCAGCAGCTTACCCATCAGTTACGCACCCTAGAAACTTTATAAACATACGAAGAACTACCGACGTTGTTCATGAATCTATCGAGTTAGCTCAATTAGATTTTGTTGACCAGCCTTTAAACGATGCTGTGATTGACTCTGTTAGAGGAACAGTTCAGGCATTCATAAATACGCTTATCGGTAGAGGTGCAATGTATCCAGGTTCTGAAATTCTGTACTTAACAGATAGAAATTCATCAACTGATTTGGCTGCTGGTAAAGCTACTTGGACTTTGAGACACGCAATACCACCACCATTAGAGCACATGGTTTTTGAAAGTTATTATGATATTGATTTAGTTACAATCACAGTTTAAAAAAAAAGAAATGGCAGCATTTAAATTAGAGGTAAACAAGTTAACCAACGCGGTAGTTTACGCGGACGGAGCTAATTATTTTGGTAAGGCCGAAGAGGTTAATTTACCAACTCCAAAATATAAAATGGCACCACACAAGGGACTGGGCATGATGTCTGAATTAAAATATTTTTCGGGATTAGAACCGATGGATATGAAGTTTAAACTGAATGCACCTTACAAAGATTACTTGAGGTATATGGGAGACCCAACCCGCAAGTACAATATTATGCTTCGCGGAAGCTTACAAACATTCTCAGGCACTACTGTTGTAAGCTCAGAACCTTATGTGTGTACGTTAATCGTATCACCACAAGATTATCCTTTAGGAAATTTTAAACAAAATGATAACGTAGAATTAGAAAATAATTTTACTTGTTACGCGGTAAAACTTGAAATTGGTGGCGAAAAATTATACGAAATTGATGTTGAAAATAATGTGTTTTTTGCTGGTGGGCGTGATATATTAGCGCAGTACCGCAAAGACGTAGGAATGTAAACTTTAAAAACAAATAGCAATGGACGAAAAAACAGTACGAGTATTACCGGAGGGTGTTGCGAAACAAGTGACACTATCTGATGGTAAAGTGGCATCTATCTTTTACGGATATGGTGAACACGCTGAAAAGGCGCAGGAAATGGCAACGGTTGGAGAAACTTTTGATAAAACACAATACAACAGAGCTTTAATGCACTTGTTGATTGAAGTGGACGGTAAAAAAGTTTTTCCAGAAGATTTTTCAAAAATGAAAATGAATGATTACTTAACTTTATACGGGGCTTTCGCAGAAGTAAATTTTACATAAAGCCGTCGAACATAGTATTTATGATTGAAAGGGGTTGGCAATATTCGGATTTAATGCGAATGAAATTGCGAACCCTTTTTACTTATTTAGAAGAAACGACGGCGCGGTACAACGAATTAATCGAACAACAAAATAAACAAAACGGTGTCTGAAAAAAAAGTTGAAATATCAGTTGTTTTAACAGCGATTGACCGAATGTCGTCGGTCATACAAAAAGCAACAGCGGCTAACTCAAAGAAGTATGGTGAAATGTCTTCAAAGGCATTTGCTATGGGCAGAACTGCTGCCGTTGGAGCTGGCTTGTTAGCCGCACCTTTAGTTATGGCTACTAAGGCGGCTATTGATTTTGAGGATAAAATGGCGGACGTTGCTAAGGTGATGAATCTTAGTGTCGGAAGCGCGGAATTTAATAAAATGGGTTCTGCTGCTAAATTCTTGGGAAAGGAAATGGCAATTGGTGCAGAAGGCGCGGCTGGTTTAATGGCCTCACTTGCTCAAGGTGGCGTTGCAAAACAAAATATCACAGAGGTTGCGCGAATATCTGGCAAGATGGGTGTTGCTTTTGGTATGGGCGCAGAAGAAGCTGGTGAAAAATTTATTAAAATGTCTAACGCAATGGGTACAACCATTCCGCAGACAAAAAGAGTAGCAGATGCGATAAATTATTTATCCGATAACACAGCATCTAAAGCCAGCGAGATAACTACCTACATGGCTCAGGCTGGTGCGCTAATCACAAAAGGCTTAGGTATATCTGGAGCGGCTTCTGCTGCATTTGGGGCAAGTTTAATTTCAATGGGTATTTCCGCCGAAGAATCGGCAACTACAATGGCACGTTTACAAAAAGGAATCATGCAAAGCCCTGAGATGTTTAGGAAGTTCACAGACGCCGGTGGTGGCGTAAAAGGTATAATGAAAATTTTAGCAGATGGAAGTACATTATCTTCTGAGGCTCAGGCTAAATATTTTCAAAACTTTGGTGAGTACGGAAACAAAATACGGTTAATGTCGCAGAGTTATAACAATACAGCGAAAACAATTGGATTAGTTTCTAAAGAGCAAAATTATTTAAACAGCGTTCAAAAAGAGTTCGCTAATAGAAGTAGCACAACGAAGTTTAAATTAGACCAAGCAAAAGCGGCTTTTCAAAACGCTGCTATATCAGTAGGAAATTCACTTTTACCAGTAGTAACAAGATTATTAAACGCAATAAACCCAATAATTGAACGAGTTAGTAAGTGGATAGAGCGAAACCCAGAACTAACAGCTACAATTACAAAAGTAGTGGCTGTTTCGGCTGCTATGTTAGCGGCAATTTCAGGCGTTTCTTTCGCTGTTGGTGGAGTAATGAAGGTTATTAGCGCGGCAAATTCATTGATGGGATTTGCGGCAAAGGCAATAGGATGGGTAAGTACTGCGTTTAGAGTTTTAAGCGCGGTTATGTTATCAAATCCAATTATATTAATTGTAACAGCAATAGTGGCAGCTATTGCAGGTGCTGCTTTTCTGATTTATAAATATTGGGATAACATCAAAAAGTTTTTCATCAACCTATGGACAAATATTAAAATGGTGTTTTGGAAAGTTGTTGATTGGGTTAAAAAGTGGGGGTTGTTATTTGTAAATCCAATAGGTTTTATAATTCAGCATTGGGATAAAATAGTAATGTACTTTAAAATGTTTGCGCCTAAAATGGTAGCGGCAGGTAAAGCAATAATACAAGGACTTTGGGATGGAATTAAAAGTATGGCAGGAAATGTTTTAAATTTTATAACGAATTTGGCTAACAATATTTGGAAGAAATTTAAAGGTGTTTTAGGAATAGCCAGTCCTTCGAGGGTGTTTATAGAAATGGGTCGCAATGTATCTGCTGGTGCTGCTTTAGGTATTGCAGCAGCAACGCCAATGGCTGTAAACGCTTCAGCTAATTTAGCTACTAAAATAATTAAAGCACCTGAAAAAACACGCTCTATTAGTACACCTAGAGCAAGAGGCAATACAGGAAGTTCTTTTACTTACGCTCCTGTAATTAATGCACAGGGCGCAGCGAGTGGGGTTGAAGCGAATATTAAAAAAATGCTTCAGGAAAATGCAAAAGAGATTTACAAAATTGTAACGGCTCAAAAGGCAAAAGAAAAAATGACTGATTTTAAGTAAGATGTACGCGATATTAGGTAACGATATAGTTTTTGATTTAGTAAAATCGCCTGAAAGTTCAACAGATAAAAGAGAAACTCTTTATTCTGAGATAGCTTTAATTAACGGAAAGCCTAATTTACAAAGGACTGGAGAAAGTTTAATTGAATTTAATTTATCTATAAATTTTAATGTTTCATTTTGTAATCCGGAAGAAGAATTTTTAAAACTCGATAATGCTAGAAAAACTGGTGAAGTATTAGCTTTTGTTTTTTCAAATGGAAGGAATGAGGGTGATTTTGTTTTAACAAGTTTAGAAAGAACCATAAACCAAACAGACGGTGATGGTAATTTTATAGATATAACTTGCAACATTGTTTTAAAAGAGTTTGCAAACGCAAACAGCACAAATAGGCAATTAGAGCAGGATAAAAAGAAAGCATTTGCAGTTAGCAGTAATCGTCCATTGCCAGCTAACAGCGATGTTGTTCCGGTAAATCCTGCTCTAAATGTAACTCAAGAAAATTTAAAAGTTCAACACGCAAATAACGAAATTGACAGGCTCGGAAAAGAAATTGAAAACGAAGTTGCATTAGTAACAGACGCTGTTCCGAATACCGAATTGATAAATAAGGCTCAAACATTTGTTGATTCATTTGATGTGTTTATCCCAAAAGTAAATGCAGAAGTTGGAAAAGCAAACAACGCATTAGGCTCTATAAATTCAATAATGACAGCTTATACAAGCATTGGAGGTATTGCTCCCGATTTAGGCGATGAAATAACCAACACTCAAGCATCTTTAACAGCGGTATCAAATCAATTAACAGTACTTGGAACATTGCCAACAACAATAGGAAACGTTACGGACGCAAACACAGCTTTATCCGCAATGGTGACAATGCTTAATAATGTTGCCACTTTACAAGAAAATAATAAATCACTAAATTCAGCGGTTGCTCCAGTTGCTGCCGCTGTTGCAACAAAGAAAATATTAACTTAAAATGAATACGCAGTACATAACATTAGCAGGCGATAGGTGGGACACGATAACGTTTAAGGCTTATGGTGATTGTACCACTAATCAAATTAAAATAATTAAAGATGCAAATCCTTATGTTATTGTTGGTGATGAATTTTCGGAAGGCGTTATATTAAATGTTCCGATAATGGAACAAACATCTAGCATAACAGACTTACCGCCTTGGAAGCGTAAAATAGCGGAGGACTTTTTATGAATGTAAGTAAACCAACCGTTATGGTAAAGTATGAAGGGAGGAATATATCATCTGACTTAACGCAGTATTTAGCGTCTTGTTCTTACAAAGATAACGTGCATGGTAAAGCAGATGAAATGGAACTTTCATTTAATGATAGTGAAAGATTTTTTTCTAAACAATGGTACCCAGATAAAAAGTCTAAAGTTGAGGTAACGATAAATTACAATGGTAGCAGTTTAGATTGTGGCATATTTTTTATTAATACCGTTGATACAAGTTTTGCGCCTAATCAAGTGTTATGGCATTGCACAACAATAGACCCAAATAAAGATTTAAGAACTAAAAAAAGTAAAAACTATCAATCGCAAACCTTACTTGACATTGCTACTAAAATAGCAAACTCACATGATTTGAAAATTGACGATGGTACTAAAACAATCATTACTAATTTAGAAAATACAGATTTAGAGCAAAAAAATTTAACTACAATTGCAAATCTTTTTTTAGTTTACAGCGACGAGCCTAATCCAGTTTTTTTTTACAACCAAGTAACGGCTCTATTAGCTCAGCTTGAAAAAATTATAATTTCATTAGAAAATAAAAACTATCCGAAGCAAGCTGAAAAATTAAGAAAAGGAGTTGGCGAATTTCTTACAGACAAAACAACTGGCGCAGAAAACCCAAGCAAAACGCCACTTTCAGAGCGAAGACTAGGCGCATCAAAAATGGCTAAACTTTGCGCCGAAGTAAAAGCGGAATTAAGGGTAACGCCAACTCAACTAAAAAGAACTTTAAATTTAGGGCTTCACAAAATTAAAGTTGAAACAACCATACAAAATAACGAAACGGATTTAGAATTTCTTTTACGCATTAGTAATTTATACGGATTTTCATTTAACATTAAACCACCTTATTTAATTTTTTACTCAGCGATAAATTTATCTCAATCTAAAAGCGTTACATCTATTAATATTGATTCGGTGAGTAGCGGAAGTATTAGTGATAAAATAACGGACACTTATACGGATGGGCAAGCTACAAGTCATAATCCGCTAACAAACGAAAGCATTGAAAATACTGGAATTTTACCAATAACAACCGAAGAACAAACGGGTTTGATATTTTTAAATAAGTATTTTATCGAAGCATCTAAACAAACTCAATCCGTTAGAAATGCAATGATAAACGGCAAAGGTTCTGAAACTTTTACACGTGTAAATAACGGGCTTGCAAGAAAGGGAATGAGCAACGAATCTTCAGGTTTTACTGCTAGTTTTTCTATTATGGTTGCAGCCAGAACAAGCGGCTCATGCCAAAGGTTTGCTGACTATTGTGATTTACTAAAAAAACTTTTAATTAAAAAACAAGCAAGTGGAATAAAAGTTTACAAAGACAAGGACGTTTACTCTGGAGGACAATCTGAAAACGTTTTGAAAGTAAAAGTAAAAATCGAAACAAAAGACCAAGCGGATGCTATTGTAAAATCCGCGTTGTATAATAAAAACTCAAAGACTAGAACAGGCTCCTTATCTATGCCGGGGAATCTTCGATTATTAGCTGGCAACACTTTTGATTTAAAAGAAATTGGAGCGGCTGACCAAAAATATTTAATAACAACAAGTTCGCATGAGATTCAACAAGGTGGAGAATACACAACCAGTATAGAGTTTAATTCTGTTGCAAAAAATTAGTAAATTAGCAAGGTGTTACGATTCGGCAAAATATCAAAAATAGACGCGGCAAAAGGACTTTACCAAGTTACTTTTGACGAAGATAAATTAGTTAGCGGATGGATTCACGGCGCGGTAAAAAACAGTAAATTAAACAAAAACGAAAATCCGTTTTCATTAAATGAACACGTTGCTTGTTTAATGGATTCAGAAATGAAGTTTGGGGTTGTGTTTTGTTCAATTTATGACACGCAAAATTTACCAGAATTTGCAAGCGAACACGAAAGTGGAACTACTTACCAAAATGGCTCTTATTACAAAGTAAACAAACAAACTGGAAAAGTAGAAGCTGCTTTTAATGAAATAAAATTAAATGGCGGCAGCAACGGGGGCGTTCCAAAAGTTGACCCATTAGTTCAAAAAATAAACGCATTAGAAAATAAATTAAACAACTTAATTAACGCAATAGTTACAACATGGGTGACGGCTCCTGGAGATGGTGGAGCAGCGTTAAAAGTTTTAATTTCAACACTATACTCAACTACATTGGCACCAACAATACAAACAAATAAAACAGAAATTGAAAATAATAAATTTTTACAATAAATGGCACTTATTAGCGAAATAAAAAATACCATTTGGACACTTGACATGAACAATGCGGGTAAGATAGTTCAAGGTGTAGATGCTATAAGACAAAATATTTTAATTATTTGCACCACTCAAAAAGGCACAGACCCGCTGCGACCAGACTTTGGATGTAGTGCTTTTGAGTTTATTGATTTACCAGTAAACATAGCAGTTCCAAGAATGGTTAAGTCAATTTTGGAGGCTATAAAAAAATATGAACCAAACGCTACTGATGTAAAAGTTACTCTGCAAAATGAGTTTGAGAAATTTACTTTTAAAATTTCTTTTAAAATAATCAACACAACTATTAACGACCAATTAAATATTACTTATGGCTAACGAACCAGAATTTTTTGAAACAAACGCTTTTGATATAAGAGAAAGTATGATTGCTTTTTACGAATCAGAAACAGGAAGAACATTATCACCAGCGGAAGTGGAGGTTTTATTGTTTGGTGCTTTTGCATATCGCGAAACTGTTTTAAGGGCAGATGCAAACGCGGCGGCTTTGTTAAATTTAGTTCAATTTTCTCGCGCTCCAATTTTAGATTATTTAGCTCAAAACGTAGGCATTAAACAAAGAAACCCGGCTACACCTTCTGAAACTAAAATAAAATTTACATTAACTACCGGACACGCTGACGTAGTAATACAGGCTGGCACAAGAGTTTCTCACGCAGACGGAAGCCCAGTATTTGCAGTAAAAGAAGACACTTTAGTTTTAACGGCTATTGAAGAAATTGAGTTAGATTGTGAATGTACAGATGTAGGGGCGTTTTCAAACGGTTACGCTATTGGAACTATAACTGAATTATTAGATTCATTCACTGGGTTTGATTCGTGCGAAAATACAACGATAACAGCAGGGGGAAGTGAGCAGGAAACAGACGAGCAGTTAAGAGAAAGAACTTATTTAGCCTCAGAAATATTTAGCACCGCAGGTAGCGAAGCTGCTTACAAGTTTTTAGCGTTAAGTGCCCATCCTACAATTATAGATGTAAAGGTGGAGTTTCCAGAAGTTGGTAAGGCTTACCCACCAGCAGGAACCGTGGCAATATACCCTTTGACACCAACAATCCCAACGCCTGATGTCGTTTTATTGGCAGTCGAATTGGCTTGCACTGGTGAAGATAAAAATCCGGGAACAGACACAGTAGTTGTGGCTTCACCTACGTCCGTAAACTATACTATCGTTGCTGTTTTAACACTTTACAACGGAGCAGACGATGAACAGATTTTAAGTGTGGTAAATGAATCTTTAACTAATTTTACGCAAGAAAAATCAAAGAAATTAGGCTTAGATATTGTAAAAAATCAAGTTGAAAAACTTTGTTTAGAAGAAGGTGTTTACGATGTTAACTTAACGTCAATTCCTTCCACTATTGAAATTGAACCTAACGAGGTCGCGAATTGCACAGGAATAACAGTAACAATTGGAGGTTATACAAATGGCTAATTTAGCAAGTTCAATAAAGAATAAAGAACATTTAAAAGTGTTTGATGATTTAATGTCTGAGCGTTTCGCGGACATCGACTTATCAGCCTTAATAACCAATTTATTTGATACCGTGCCTGAAGTTTATTTACCTGCATTAGCTAAGCAGTACAATCTACTTGGTTACAATGGCTGGAGATTTGCTGATACTGAGGCAAAAAAAAGAGCGTTATTAAAAAATTTCATAAATATAAAACGCTCAAAGGGAACAATTGCAGGAGTTAAGACAGCTTTAAAATGGATAGAATTTGAACCAATTGAATACAGGATAGACCCTTATGATTTATATTGCGACGGTAAATTTGAGTGTAATGGACATTTTAGTTGTGGTGGGAATAATCCTTTTAATTTTGAAGTTTCAATAAGTGCAAATGATTTCCCAACTGTAACCGAACAAAATGTTATAGATATGGTTGCAATAATTAAAGAGTTTAAGTCGGCGAGGGACTTGTTAATAGGGATAAATCTGAAAGATGTAAACGAAAACGAGGGGCTAACTATTTCAGATGAACTTACTGTAAATGAAGATGACGGCGTGAGTATTACAACTCACGTTTTATAGGCTAAATAAAAAACTAAACTATTAAAATAACTAAATTTAGACAATGAAAATTAACGGCGTTTTTTCTTTAAAAGTTTTTGAAAACGGATTACTCGTTAACGAGTATGTTGATAAAAATTTATTCTTAGACAAAGGGCTTGAATACATTTCAAAACTAATTTCTTTTGAGACTACCGATGAAATTGTGGATATAATTTTTGGGGAAGACGGAACAGCTCCAGCACCTGATGATGCTTCAATAACTTTGGGGTTTAGAAAAAACATTGCAAGCAAAGTTTCATCATCTGTTGGTGTGGTAGATATAGAATGGGAACTTGACACAACAGAAGGAAATGGTTTAGAGATAGCTGAGTTTGGGCTTATGACTGATGCGAATGATTTAATTGCAAGAAAAACAGGAGTAACAATTTCAAAAAGCTCATCCGTTAGCTTAACAGGCACTTGGACTTTAGAAATAACAAGATAAAATTATGGCAAATTTAACCGAAACAAGCACTTGGGAATCTGGAATTTATCAAGTAGAAAAGGTTGATAAATGGGATGCTGGCACAGGAGGTAACGGTGTAGCTAACTTGAGAGAAAAACAATTAGCTAATCGAACTCTTTATTTGAAGAACGAAATTCTGTCTATTAGAAATAGAGTTCATTTTTATGTTGAGTTTGCGAACAGAACCGTGTCTAACAACTCAGTTATTAACGCGGATGGAAGTTCTTATGTTATCGATTTTCCTTTATCACAATCAACATACACAACGCCAAACGATGGCATTACAAGAAATTACATTGCAACAATAGGGTGCCTTGTAGGCACAGGTTTTACATATACAACAGGAGGGGCTTTTACTATGTCGTTAAGAAAAAGTATTGCTGGCCCAACGGTTGTTTTCTTAGAGCAAGCAACTAGCTTTAATCCAGGTCAAACAATAATGACACAAAAAAAACTAACAATAGCGCCTAACGAGGTTTTGTGCGTCAGTTATATTTTGGGAAACGTCGGTCATAATGTCGACATAAGTAATGCCTTTTTTAGACTTGAAGAAATAATCGAATAATGACGCCCATTTACAACATAGTAACTAAGAAGAACGGCGATACTTGGAAGGGGATGCAGTTAACCGTTACAATAGATGGGTCAACTGATTTAAGCGGAGTCACTTTCTTTTGTCAATTTAGGCACGGTGCCGAAAATGGAACTATTGTTAAAGATTTAAGTATAGGCTCAGGCATAACAGTTGTTGACGAAGAAAATGGAATAATTAAAATTGATAAATTTGATATTGATTTCGATAAAATAGGATTATTGTATTACGACGTAAAAGCGGTTAAAGACGGTGATACCGTAACCGTTTTAAAAGGCGAATGGTTGATTGAGCAAAATGTAACTGTTATTAATTAATGGAAAGTGTTGTTGTCGATATAATAGAGGAAGTTGAAGAAGTAAGCTTACACATTTTAGGTAACGCTTCTAACATCATTTTAAGACGTTCATCTGTTTGGTTTCAAAACGAAAATCCTATTTTAAAAAATGGATATATAGGAATTGAAACAGACACACAAAAAGTGAAGATTGGAAACGGCAATGAGTGGAATGAAATAAATTACTTCGGAGGAAGCTCAACAATCGCTTTATCAAACACAAAAATATTAGTAGGCAACGCTTCAAACGAAGCAGCCGAAGCGAATTTAACTTTAAGCCCGACGGCTGGCAGCTTTGCTCTAAGCAATACAGGCGTGTTAACAATGCCAAACGCCTCTCCTATAACGAGGGGCTTATTATCTAATACTGATTTTACAACTTTTAATGATAAAGTACCAGCATCAAGAAGTGTTAACACAAATGCACCTTTAAATGGCGGAGGCAATTTAAGCGGTAACTTAACTTTAGGTATAAATCAGGCAAACGGAAGCACAGACGGTTATTTAAGCTCGGTAGATTGGATAACGTTTAATTCGAAAGCGTCAACATCAAACACCCCTCAAGTGTTATATCAAGACACGTCTAATAGTGCTGCAATTACAGGAAACACAAATGATAACATTGCTAAATCTTTTTTAATACCAGCTAATACGGTTGTGAGCGGTAATATTCTAGAGTTGCTTGCAAGGTCGATTAAAACAGGCGGTAACAATATTTCAACACTTCGATTTCATCACAATACAACAAATAGCTTGAGTGGCGCAACGCAAATAGGAATTATGTCCTCAGCCGTTGGCACTTCATTGTTCTTTGGAAAAGAGACTATCATGGTTGTTAAGTCAAGCACCTCAACAGAAGTGGCTTTAAGTTCTTTTAGCACCGTAACAGATAGGGCTAATTTAATTAGCATTTCGCGGACATCTTTAGCTATGAATTGGACAACCGATGTTTGGATAATTATAGCTATTCAAAACGCTAGTTCTGCTGATAGCACTATTGTTTCATTTGTAAGACTTATTAAAACGTAAATAAATGGAAAGATTAATTTTTGAAAACAGTAAAGTAAAACACGTTAGAGAAAACAATGAATTGTTTATTTACAACGAAATAAAAAGCATTGAAGTTGTTGATTCTATTCATTGTTATGTTACCTTTGCAAATGAAGCTGAAGAATGCACAAAGTGTTTCGTAGCAAATGACACAATGATTAACGAGGTACTTTGTAAAACTAGTGAAGAAATACAAAACGAATTAAACAAAAATAAACCATTATAAGTTTACAATAATCGACTATTGGTGTACAATTCCAGTATCTGCATTGTTAGCGTCTTTAATTTTTATTTATGTCCACAAAAGCAGAACTTTTAAATCTTAACAGCCCTCACATTAAATTGCTAGCCACTATGTTTTTAATAGGTGGGGCTTGGGCTAGGTTAGAGTATAAGATGGATGAGAGTTCGGCAGCTATATTAAAAAAAATTGATGAACATATTATTTCAGATAAGTTTGAAAAACAGATTATGCAAACAGAAATAAACAGTTTAAAAGCTGACTTGACTAAAGCTAAAGAGTATGTAGAACCACACACACAAAAAGAGTTTTTGAGACCTTCAGAAACAGAAATACAGACTAAAAGAAAGAAAACATTTTAATTAAGAAGCACGGATGAAAGTAAGCAAACACATTACCATTCACGAAGCAACAGTGAGTCAAACAGCCACACGTAAAGGAATATCAAACATTCCAAACGATGAAGTATTATTAGCCATGCAATTGGTTGCAGGAAAATGTTTTGAAAAAATAAGGGCTTGGTATAAAAAACCCATTAAAATAAACTCTTTTTATCGCTCAAAAGAATTAAACGAAGCAATAGGTGGCTCGCAAACTAGCCAACACGTAAAAGGTGAAGCTATTGATTTAAGTGGAGGTTCAAGAGTTGAGAATAAAAAAATATTTGAGTGGTGTAAAAACAATTTAATATTCGACCAGTTAATTTACGAATACGGTGATGAAACTGGCCCAGATTGGGTACATGTATCTTACACAGGTAAAGGGGTAAATAGACAGCAAGTATTAACAATTAAATAAATAAACATGAGACCAATTTTTAAAAAAATAATTGCCGTTGGGCGTGGGGCTTTAAAGGGCGCGTTTCCGGGAGCCGCTGGAGCGGTTGAAGCATTAAGCAACTTAAAAGGTAAAGAAGTAACCGTAACAACTGAAAGCGGCGAAGAAGTAAAGGGAATAGCAAAGCCACATGATTGGTATTCGGTCATTCCTTCTTTAATAGTTTCAGGAGTAATTATTTACGGACTTTTTACAAAAGAATTAAACATAGAAACTGTTATAGAGTTGCTAAAGCATTTCTTTTAGTACAACATTCTGTACTTTTTGCTGTGTAACTATTTGATTACCAATTGTAGCGGTTATTTGGTAGTTAGGTGCAATTAAAAATGGCTATTGAGATTTCCGTTTCAAATTTGCCATCCATTCCTTTTTTCTTTTTTGCGCATCTCTATACCTTTTTTGCTCATTACGTTTTACCTTATTTCTATTTTCTTTTAACGCCTTTTCCATTGGGTGAATAACCCAACTTCCTAAGTATAATTTTACGTGATACATTACTTCTTTAACCGTTTTTTTATCCCAATGAGTATTAAACGGTTTTATATGGAATGAACTACACTTTGAAAAATTATCCTTTTCAGTCGCAAAAAAGAGATTGCATACAGCATTAAAAGCCTCTTGCAGTTGTTCTTGTTCTTTTTGATTTAATTGTTTCATATTTTAAATTTTAGTAAGCCATTTTTAACAGACACCTAACAGCAGGTAGGCAAAATGCCGCTATGAGCCTGAGTGCTTTGATTTTACATTTGTGGTAAGCGGCACTATCGCCTACCTGCAAACCGTTAAACATACTTTTCCGGCATTTTACCTTCTTTAATTACTTCGTAATGATAAACAGCTACTTTGTTAATCATTCCTTCGTAAACTGTTTTTATTTGCCAGCCATGAGCGTCTTTTAAACGTTTTATTCTTTGCATAGGGTTGTTACACCTGCAATCACGTTTTAAGTCGTGAATATAGCTGTTTTTGTGGGTTTTTAACCACATAGCCACTAAGTAGGTTGAGTTAGTTTTTTTATTCATTGCGGTTAATATTTTGCAGTTTTTCAATAATTTTCTTTTGTTCAGCTACTAATTGCCTTAATCTGTCGTTTTCGTTCAGGACTATTAAATGTTCTGGTTTAAACATATTTAGCGACTTCGTTCTGTTTAAATACAATGTCGTTTCATCCATCATTACATTCATGTCGTGTTCAAGAAATTTACCCGATTTAGCTCTTTCCATTAAATCTAATTCCATGTTCTTAATCTTATCGTATTGCTTGTCTATTGTTAAAGTGTTTTCCATTGATTTATTGTTTTAACTATTTGTTATTTTACTTATATTTGCCTCAACTTATTCCCATTAGTCCCTGAAGCAATTCAAACTAGTGGGTTTCGTTTTTAAAAAGTACAGAATGTTGTACTTTTTGCGTTGTAACTATTTGATTATCAATTGTAGCGGTTATTTGGTAGTTGGGCGCAATTAAAAGCGACCCGTAAACAGAACATTCGGAATATCACGATAATTTAACGTGTGTTCATTTATGTATTTAGCGGCATCATTCTGCGCTTCACAAGCACCTTCCTGCCAACATTTTTCAGCAAACTGACGAAGTATCTCTACGCTTGCCGCTAAATTTTCGCTTTGCATTAATTGTTCTGCAATCTCTTGTAATTCTTGTTCTTTGTTATCCATTTCGTTTGAAAATTAACTGCGCCCAACAGCGGTTTAGCGCAATGCCGCTGATAGTGCAGTGGTTAATAATTAAGTTTAGTCTATGCGGCACTGCGCCAAGCCGCAACCCGTTAGTAGCAAGCCTGCCCCGACGCACTTACTTTTTTACTTTATCCTTTTTATTAAATAAGAATGACGCATCTTTTAACCCCTCAGGCAACGGTGATTGAAGGGGATACCATTTTTCAAAAAACTCAACCTCTTTATCGGTTTGCGGAATCCTTTTAATATCAGGCTCCCAAACAAACCCAAGTGAATTTTCATCGACAAACATTCGACCTGATACCCTTGCTTGATTTATCCACTCAGGACTAAGCGAAGCGGTAGAAACAATTTTACCGCCATGTAAAGCCAGTAAATCAAGTAAATCTTTGATTTGTGGCATTTGAATTTTAGGGTTCCAATCAGTATTACAGATTGAACACGCTGCAAGGTTTTCATGATGTATGCACTCACCGTATTTTAAATCGTCCATTTTTATTTTATTAAGTTGTTTTAAATTCTAATTCATTCGCTCATGCAGGCCAGCTACTAACACTGCATAAGCGCAATTCCTACCGCACTTGCTTGACTAACTGCGCCTATGCATCTGTGAGTTAATGTTTTTCCATTTCTTAATTCTTGTATTGCTTCTTCTTTTGTCATAATTTATATTGTTTAATTCCAACGCACAAAAAATAAAACTATCCTATAACAGCACATTTGCGTCATTGCTTGCCAACGCTAAATCCAACGCACATAAGCAACGAACGCAAATCTGCAAAACGTTATCCTCACTTCGTTTCAAAATCCTTAATCGAATCCATTATTTCTAAAATTTGTGAATCTTCTAAGTAGCTGTATTTATCACGTATGAACTCTAAATGCCTATTATCTTTAACGCAATCACCACAAAATAAGTCGTTTTCAGAATTAGTTAAACATCCTTTCTCTGAATGAATAATAGTTCTATTAACGTTAATACAGCTACTGCACACACCTAGAACTTCATCTGGTAATGAATCTAAGTAGTTAATGTGGTCTATTGCGTCGTGATTAGGATTGTTCGTCATGGTTGTTGCTTATTGTTTAAATTATTCCATTCGTTAAATAGTTGCTCGGAGGTTTTGCCTTTGGATGCCCAATAATCAGCGTTTTTAGCATAAAACTTTCCATCCCAAAGTCCTCGTATTTTGTAAGTTACATAATTATCATCCTTCCATTTAGTGAACTCTAAGGCTCTAATTTGCGCAAATTCGTTCATTATTTGGGATGTAGTCCCAACAATTTCGCCTAATGAATTATAAAGTGTATCATCATTATACACTCTGTATTGCTTTAAAAATTGTATTGCGTTCATGATTTAGTTTTGTTTAATGCGTTAATAGCTCTAGCCACTCTCATTGCAAGCGTTATTCCGAGTCCTTTTTCAAGCTCTTGTTCATCTTCTTGGTCTCCAGTTAATTCATACACCAATTCTCCCAAAGCCTCTCTCAACTCTTTAACGTTGGTTTCTTCTACTGCTTTTATATAAAAATCAATTGCCACACTTCTTTCAGTAGCCGTTTTATATTTTAACTTTGCTAATTTAGCAGCGTATTCTCTACTTGTCTTTTCCATGATTAATAATTTTTTACAAATTTAAACACTTTATTTTGAATATCCAAATAAAATCAAAATAGTTTTCAACAAACTAATCTTTATCGTAAATGCCTATCACTTTATTTAGTAAAGTCCTTGCTGCTATTGGGTTTTCAAACTCTAATGTTTCAAAGTCACGAATTAATTTTCTAACTATTTTAAGCTTTTCAACAACTTCAAAAGAAGTTAATTTAATCGTTTTGTAAACTAAAGGAAGCCCATCAATCATTTCTAAATATTCATTTCCGTAACGTATGGCTAAATTCTTTCGGTAGTTAACTTCGTGTTTTGAACTGTGAAAATTACAGTGATTATGCCCAGAGTGTAAATTATGTAAGTGCCACCTTAAAGTACTATTAGAGCCTTTACTTATCAAGTGACAGGCATCTATTTGGTTTTTTTCTTTATCCATTAATTTGCCACAATCAATGCAATTAACTACTTTAAACTTAGCGTCTATCATTCGAGCCAGTTTATTTATTTCATCGCCTAATTTATTTTTATTGTCAGTTGAGTGTGATTCGACTTTCATTACTTTTAATCGCTCTGCAAGTTCTTTTTTTTGTTTTTTGGCAACTTTTTCCCTAGCCTTTTTTATCATTAAATCTTGACAAACTTCTTCTTGACAATATTTGTCTAAAAAGAAACGAGGCTTAAATGTTTTTTTACAATTCTTGCAGCGAGGCATGATTAATTAGTTTGGTAGTTTAAATTTAAGTCAATCGAATATTTATCACAATACAAGAGTAAAATCTCTAAATCTATTTTTTTTAGATTTTCAAAAGAAATTATTTTATTCTGTACTTTTTCTTGTGTATGTTGTTGATTATCAGTCATAGCGGTTAGCTGGTAGTTACCTGCAAGTGCTGCGATAGTGCTACTATTAAACATTTGTGGGAGAAAATTTAAAAAGTTTTTCCACCGCTTTACTTGTCTGAACATTATTATTCATCCTTTGGTTTATCGCCTTTTGCCACACACATTCAAAATCGTCAGGTGCATTGTATTCACTTACAAATATTATGTGTCCTTTTGTTGCCATATCTCTACACCATTGCCAAAATCTTTCGTGGTTAAAATCGTCTTTATATTTTCCTTTTGTTGCTTCGGTTTGATATGGTGGGTCGCAGTAAATAAAACTATTTTCAGGCACTTCCAAACTATCGTAACTACTATGTATAAACTCAACACCTTGTAGGCTTTTGCTTTGTTTATTTACATTAGTTTGTGCTTCTAAGCAATAGTTTCTTTTACCCAAATTATCTCGTCTATAACTACCAAACCAAGTAGCACCAAAACTTAATTGAGTTCCTGCATAACCAACAACCCATTTTTCATATAAATCTTTGTTCGATTTTAACTCGTTATATTTTTCTTCGCTAATTACAGGTGCAACAAAAGTAGGTTTGCTCATTTCATTAAGCAAAGCAATAACATATTCGTTTAGGTCTGCACCTATTCTTTTGCCTTGCACCTTATCAATCATATTTGCACCTCCAACAAAAGGCTCAACCCAAGTTCTTTGCCCTCGTTCTTTTAACATTATCGGTAGTATTTCTTTTGCTATC